GCTGTGGCGTAATTCAGCGCAAGCAGACCCGGCGACTGGATCAAGTGGGCGTGTGCCCCATCGGTGGACATGGGCGATCCATAGCGCGGTGATTTGATGGTGCACGGCCTTTCATCCAGGGCGGCGTCGGGCGTCATATTTCGATGACGTAACGCGACCCAAAAGGCGGACATAAAAGCGCATGGCTGCGTTTTTCTGCAGGTAGTCGGCTACACTTCGGTGGTTGAACTTTCACCACCGGAGTAAATTATGGCCTTAGCTTCCACCTCTCTCACCAACATGCGTGCTATCTTGGAGTCCACATTTGGCACGACTCCAGGTTCAGGCAACCCTACGGTCCTGCGCTTCACAGGCGAAACATTGTCGTATGACATCTCCAAGAAGGTGTCCGATGAGATCAACTCAAATCGCGCTGTTACCAGTATGGTACCTACCAATGCAACAGTGAGTGGTGGTGTTACACAAGAAGTCCATTACGCAGGTATTGAGCCTATGTTGGAGTCCACTCTGCAAAGTGCCTTCACTGAATTTGGTACCAATGGTGTAGGCGCTTCGACGACCACTACTACGATCTCTGCTACAGAAATCACGGCGCCTGCCACCTCCGGCGCAAACGCTTTCACATTGCTGAAGCCTGGTCAATGGTTCCGTATTGTGAGTGCTGGTGCTAACAGCGGAAAGATTCTGCGTGTGCATCCCACCACAGCTCCTACGTCTACAGTAATCACTCTTGACACCAACACGCCCGGAGCTGTTAGCTCTAGTGAGGCTATTGTTATTCAGTCTGCGCGTCTGACTCACGGCATTACGCAAACAAGTTGGAGTATCGAGAAGGAAGTTGCGGACATCGGAGTGTTCCTGCTGTATAAGGGCTGCACTCCTTCCAAGTTCTCTATGAAAGTTGCATCTGGCTCCTTGAGCACGATCAGCTTTGACTTTATGGGTAAGGCTGCGGCGGAAGGTACGTCTACGATGTTGCCAGGTACTCCGGTAGCTGCACCTACTTATGACGTTCACTCTGGCGTGTCCGGCGCAACAAACGCTGTTTGGATGGACGGTGCACCGTTGACCGGAACGTATGTGAAATCCGTTTCGCTGGATTTCGACAATGCTTTGCGTTCGCAGGAGGCTATCGGAACGCTGGGAAGTGTTGCCATCGGTGCCGGTACCATCAACTGCAAAGCAACTGTTGAAGTCTACTTTGCAGACGCAGCACTGTTCAACAAGTATCGTACTAATACCTACTCTAGCCTGATTTTCGCCACTACTGACTCTTCTGGCAATGGCTACATGGTAACTCTGCCAAAAGTCAACATCGACAGCTGGAAGAGTAACGCTGGCGGTAAAGATCAGGATCAGATGATTTCTATGTCCCTCACAGCGTTGTCTGATGACGGAAATGCAGTTGCCGCTCTGCGTAAGTGTATCTTTGTGGACAGGATCGGGGTTGCTGTATAAATCTTCATTGATTGCGTTGGAGCAACACAACTCTGTTGCGTAATTAGTTTCTTGGGTGTGTTGGAAGTGATTGGCCCCTCGTGAAAGCGAGGGGCTTTTTCTTTGAGAAGCCCATGCTACAATCGCACCTCCAACAACTCAAGGAAATACCAAATGATTGATCTTTTTTCCGCTTTCGCCACTGACGACTCCGTTGAACAAGAGGGTACAAAAACACAGCTCCCGAACGCTGGTGACACACTATTCACTATTGCTCGTATGCCTAACAAGCACTACTCGAAACTCATCCAGAAACAAGTCAAGATGAATCGTGCAGTGTTGGACAGCAAAGGCGATGCAGCCGAGAAGATGTCTGACAGCATTCTTGTCAATGTTATGGCGAAGACGATCTTGCTGGGCTGGGACGGCGAGATTTCGTACAAAGGTAAGAAGTACGAGTACAGTGAAGAAGCAGCAAAGATGCTGTTGGCTCACCGAGACTTCCGCGATACTGTATCCAAAGTCGCTTCCGATATGGAAACGTTCAAACTCGTTAAAGACGAGGAAGACGAAAAAAACTAAGGGCCGTTCTCCAGTGGCAGTTTCAGTGGGGGCCACAGCTGAAAATACTGCTGGAGATGCAGGAGGAAACGGGCACAACCCCTCCGGCTCTAAAAAATCGCCCAGAGCTTCACGCCGACTGGGTGTTCACCCAGCAAATCTGGCGTGACTTAAACGGCAGTCGCCGCTACCACATGGGCGGCGCGGCAGGCATTCCATTCTCCGAGTTCTACCTGTGGGCGCGTGCCCACGGCTTCTCTTGCACCGATCTGACCGCTGCATGGGAGGCCGTCCACAGGTACGACGAAATTTGGCTTGACGAGCAAGCTATTTGGCAAAAAAGTCAAACTGAGCAAAAAGGAAGCCTCTCTTCAAGTAAAATGTCGAGATGATAAACCCTGCCCACCTCCCTGGAATTAAGTCATGACCGACATCGCACTTAATTTCAGCGAGGAAACGCGGAGTGTCAATCGGCTGGTGCAATCTCTTGAGCAGCTGCACAAGGCGGCGGAGTTAGCTGACACAGCAAGTCTGACTAAGCTGAAAGGCGCTATTCAGGCTCTAGGTCTGAGCAGCAGAGAGCAGTTACAGCAGATAGCAGCAGGCACCGCTTCCATCTTGGACAAGCTTAAAGCGGATGTCAAGACTAACCAAGTCGGTCAGATATTTAATCCAACAGCGATTAAGTACAACTTAGATGCTGTAAATCAATTGGTGAGGTCTAGTGCACAGAGTATGACCGTCACATTGGCCGCAGAGGCGGGCAGGCAAGCAGAAGCCAGAACAATAGCGGCTAAGGAAGGTGCTGCAAAAGAGTTAGCCGCTGAAGAGAGTAAGCGTGATGGCATAATTCGTGCGATGGTTAAAGCTCGCACAGATGGGCAGGCTATCAATGCTCAAGAGCTTAGAGACTTAGAGGCTCATTACTCCAAAGTTAAGGCGTTAAACATAAATGACGCCAACGCTAGGTTCCAGGCGATGACGGCTGATGCGCAGAAGTTGCGTGTAGCAAGAGTCGCACAACTGTTAGCGCAGGAAGTTAAACCGACAAACATTGTAAGTAAGTTCGGAAGCACCGCCGTTTTATCGGCGTTGCAAGTAGAACAGTTCACAAAGACAGCGGTTCTTGAGGATAAGGCAGCTAAAGCAAGAATAGAAACACTGTTAGCAAATCAGAAAGATTTGGATGCTACAACTGCTATGATATTAGCAGATAACAAAAAGACAGCAGCAGAGCGTAATGCGGCTCTACTAGATCATGCAAGAAATTTAGACGCTGCGGCGTCTATGCTTATCACAGAGGAGAAGAGAGTCACGGCAGAAAGAATAGCAACACTGTTAGCAAATCAGAAAGATTTGGATGCTACAGCTGCTATGGTTATAATGGAAGAGAAGCAACGAGCTGCCGCATTAGAAGCTTCAAAAAAACTTGCTACAAAGCAAACCGTAGTAAATTTTTCAAATGACGCCGCTATTGCTAGAGAGCTAAATCGAGAGTCCGATTTGTATCGGGCCTACGGGGTGAAACTTGCAGCAGTTGTAGAGGAGAGCAACAGGCTTGTAAAGAGTACGAAGTTAGAAGGGTTGTTCAGTTTACACCACGCTGTAGAGACTGCTCTTGCTACTGGTGCAGATGCTGAATTAGCCATCAGAGCACAATACGGCAGCGCGGTGGTTGATGCCATTCAGAAGAACTCTTCCAAAGAGATTCGCGCGATTATTCAAGCTAGGGAAGCAGCAGCTGTAGCCGCGAAGTCCGGTGCGACTAGCATAGCTACACTCAGCGTGTCGTCTAAGGGCTCTCTCACAGAGGTGGGTGCGCGGATCATAGACCACTCTAAAGCTATTACAGATACCGATAAGCTAGGGGACTCAACCAAAGCATTGACAAGGCATACGCACCTTTTGAACGATGGTTTCAGAGGCTTAGTGCAGAGTCTTGGGATGTACAGCGCGTCTATGACTGCCATTATTCCAATGATGGCGGGTATGGCTGCAGGCATGGCGGCCATTAAGCCCTTAAAGGTCGGTGCAGAGCTCGAGCAATCCATGTTTGTGATACATGAGCTTGCAGGAACAACAACTGCCGACATGGCAAAAGTAAAAGAAGCTGTATTGGAGATAGGTGCGTCCACTCAGTACGGACCTCTGGAAGTGGCCAAGGGCTTGGAGATTCTGACGTTGGCTGGTCTTTCCACTGTAGATGCATTACAAGCGATCAAACCTGTTCTGCATTTTGCATCCACCGGAGGTGTTACTTTAGAGGCTGCGGCAGAAACATTAGTTGCTGTAGGGACAGCCTATAGGTACTCTGCACAGAACTTTGAAGTGGTCGGGGATGTCATTGCTAAGACTGCTGCAGATACGATGGCCTCTGTTACCGATATGTCAGCGGCATTCAAACAATCTACTGTGGTAGCTCAACAGTACGGTATGAGTTTGCAGGACACTGCGCAAGCTTTTGGTATGCTGGCCCAGGTAGGTATTCGCGGTACTGCTGCAGGTACATCCTACCGCAACATGCTGATGGAGTTTAATAAAGGCTCAGGCAAAGCCGCAGACGGAATTAAACTGTTAGGTGTAGAGCTCAAGAATGCAGATGGTTCCGCAAAAGATTTGATGACGACAATGGAGTCGCTGTCAAAAGGGTTGATTACAAAAAATCCTGTGTCGCAAGGTCGTTTGTTAGACGACATAGGTAATGAGCGAGGTGGTAAGAACATTGCAGCTTATCAGGCAGCGTTTAATGTCGAGCTGAATAAGTCAAATCCGTTACTTCAAAAAGAAATAGACTTACTGATTCAGTCTGGTAAAGCCTCTGAAGCAAAGAGAGTGGCAGAAGAAGCTGTTACAGTAGCTTACGCAAAAATGCGTGATGCAGCTGCGAAAAGTGCAGAAAGTACAGGAGCATACTCGTTTCTTGTGAACTTAGAAGAGCAGTTCACAACACTCGGCACATATAAAGGGCTGTTGGCCTCTCTGCAAACTGATTTCGTTAAAGCCTTTGATACTGCTAGCGACTCCACAAAGCTGTTAGCGCTGACTCTGCGTGAAACTCTTAACACACCAGAGTTTACTCAAGCCATCGCAGCCATAACGAATGGAGTGCTCGGAATAGCTGATGCGATGGCTAAGCTTGCAGCTTTTAGCCTTGATTCGCCAATTGCAGCTGCAGCAGGGTTAGCTGCTGCATTTCTTACTGCGCAAGTGGCCGTCGCAGCTCTTCCTATGGCTCTTACGGCTGCGGCTGCTGGTGTGGCTGCAGTCGGACAATCTCTGGGAATGATGGCTGCACTGGTTGCAGGTGCTTTTGAAATTAGTGCAGGCGCAGCGATTCTCGCTGTTGGAGGGGTGGCAGTAGCAATTGCAGCTGTTGTTACTGGTATAGGTTATTTGATCTATTCTGTAATGGACAGTCAAACAGCTGTTGAGAAAGCTGAAAAGGCTAAGCGCGAGGAGTTTCTTAAGACTGCTTCGACTCAGACGGAGTTGCAGGAAAAAACAATAAATGCACAGCAAGGGCAGTTAGACGCAGAGGTAGCTCGGATAAATGTAATAAACAAGACTTGGATTAAGAATCGGGAGTTGACGGAACAGGCTAACGCTAAAGAGTTACAAGCCATAACAGCTGTTGGCGGCAAGACTTCAGAAGAGGGCAAGAGGCTTCATAAGGAAGCTGAGGATCTTAGAGCACAGCGCACTACAAGTGCAGCTGCCGAAGCTAAGGCCGCTGGTGAGGCTATGCAAGTTCGTATAGATCAGTGGCTAGAGACGAAGCTGCAGATTATTGACGCCATTAGACTGCAGAAAGAGTACAATCTTGAGGCTGCTGGTGGTATGATGATGGGCAGCTATAGCGATAACCTCGTTAAAATTCATGAGGTAGCCACAGCAGACACTAAAGCAGCTAAAACTTTTGCAGACAACGCTAAGGCTCGTGCAAAAGCATCTACGGAAGCTCTTGCTTCGGCTAAACAGCTTTCAGGTTATCAAGCAGGACTGGATGCTTCGGAAGCAAAGACTAGAGTATTTGGCGTAGGTGTTGGCGGTTACGACGGCAAACCTAAATTTACACGCTCTCCTCACGTAGAGCAAGTTAAGCTAGAGACTACTAACATCTTAGAAGAACAATCTAAGCGTGACAAGTTGGTCCTGGACGCCAACAAGAATGCAGCAGCTAATCGCAAAGCTGTATTGGATGCCGAACTTGCTGCTAACTTGATTACCAAGTCTCGCTACGTTGCAGAAGTGCAGTATTTGGAAGAGCAGACTGCAGCTGCAACGATTGCTGACATCGAGAAACAGCAAGCGGCTAGGATTGTTGCTTTCAACCTTGCTAACGAAAAGATCCTGGAAGCCCAAAAGGAGTTTAATAAGCTTAACCCTGGCAACGCCGCTGCGATAGACAAGAATAACCGAAGCATAGCTAAAGCATTTGCTGACGGCGCGAACAAGTATGTAACCGATTTTGCCGCTGCTGAGGCTGCAAAAGTAGCTATTCAAGCTAAGGCTGCTGCAGATGCTGAAATTGCAGCTGCCAAACACAAAGGTGAGTTGAAAAAGATTGATAAAGATTTCTCAGATTGGGAAGTCTCTGAGATAGCATTGAGAGCAAAGAATACTAGAGCTGCTACGAATGCTGAGGCTCTTAGAAATGCTGCAACACCACGGCAGGCGGCTGTGCTTACGGCAGAGGCCGCTGAGTTCGAGAGACTTACCGCTAATGCAGAGAAGTATGATACACAGATTCAAGAGTTGACTGCCAGTAAACTTGCTTACGAAGAGAGTCAGAAAGCTGTAACCGTCCGTAGCGAAAGAGACGAAGCTATTGCAAAGATAGAGGTAAAGACTAATGAGTTAGTAATAGAGCAGTTAGATAAGCTAATAGCTAGGAAAGCTAAGCTAACTGGCGGCATTAAGGTTGCGGTGGACTTGAAGGGTGTTGAGGGAGCCTCTGAGTTCGCTCGTGTGGAAGTCGCTCGCATTCGCACAGGTTTGACAGATGCCATCATTGCTTCTGGAAAAGACGGCGGTAAAGGTCTGCGTGAAATGCTGGAAGCAGAGCTGTTGACTAAGCCATTCAAGATGGTTATTCAGGCTTTCCTGCAGCCGATCACAACGTCTATTGCACAGAGCGTGGTAGGCAGCGCTGTAGGTGCTGGTGGTGGTTTAGCTTCGCTGGTAGGTACAGCGGGATCGCTTGGTGGGTTCTCTTTGACCGGAGCAGCAGCAGCAATGAACGGTGCTGCAGGTGTCGCATTAGAGGGTGGTTTCGCCATGCTGACAGAAGCAACCAGCATGGCAGGAGCGGCGCAAGGGTTGTCACAGATGGCTGGTGCGTTAGCACCTTTTGCAGTTGCAGCGACCGTTGCAGCCGGTATGATCGAACGCGCTCAGGGCAGCGTTACTGCTGCAGGCACTTTCGCCTACGGACACAACTCAGACACCGGATTCAAAACTGGTGGCAGGGCCGACTTCATTCAAGAAGGTGGCGGCGGAACTACGCTAAATTCGTCCTGGTTCGATCCAGGCGAGGCCACCAGCAAGTACATGTCCGCGATGGCTGATCTTGTAGTCGATAGCGTCAAGGGATGGGCAGATGCCATCGGGTTATCTGTTGAGGCGGTGAACGGATACACAGAAACTGTGCAAGCGGCTATCGGTAACGGTATGACCAAAGAACAAGAGCGTCAATCCATTGACAAAGCCATGGCCGGATATGGCGATGCTATGGTGGAATCCGTGTTTGGTGAGATCATGGCGTTTGCAAAGAGTGGTGAAACCCCTAGCGCCACACTGGAGCGTTTGGGCAATGACGTAAAGGCGGTGAACAACATCTTGCGCGAAAACGGCCACGCACTGTATGACTCGACGTTTGAGAGCGCGAAAGCTGTGCAGTTACTGCTCAACACTGTTGGTGGATTGGATAAATTTACAGCGTTGGCGTCTACCCTCGAAACAGTCAATACTGTGCTGACAAAGCTTGGCAAAGAAACGTTTGAACTGTCTATGGACGGTGCAATGGCTGCAGATGCGTTGGCAAAGTCTGTAGGAGGAGCGGACAAACTTTCAATAATGGCTGACGAGTTGATTCACGTCAACGATAACTTATCCAAGTTGGGTGAACCGTTGCTTGATATTTCTGTTGCTAGCGCACAGGCCGCACACAGTATGCTTACCGCCACAGACAATGCTGTGAAGGCTAAGGAAGCTGCAGAGAAACTGGAAGCTAGTTACGCTAGCTTTACAGCTAATCTGTCTGGTACAGACACTACGTCTATTCCGAGTCTGCAAGCAGCATTTAACAAAGCAATGGCTGCTGTTACAGCTTCTATACCTTCAATTAGTGGTGCAGGTGGATTAGCAAGTGTTACTTATGACCAATACTCTAGCTACACTGACCCTCAACGCACTAAGTTAGATACAGCGGCGAACGCATTTAAGAATCTGCAAGATGCTATCAACTCTGCCGCGAAAACTGCGCAGGATGCAGCAAAGACGGCACAAGACGCGGCAGACACAGCTGCACAAGCTTATGCAGATGCGTTGAAATCGGTAGAAGATAGCACACGTGACGTAAATCGGCAATTGCGTGACTTCGGCAAAACCGACTTCCAGAAGAAGTTGTCGGCTATTTCGGATGGTGGACAGGACAAGCAAGCTGAACTTGACAAACTTAGCGCGAAGGCCGCAGAGTTGAGCGCAGTGGCTACCGATGCAAGTTTGAAGGCGACAGCCGCAACGTTGGGCACTGTATCCACAATATCCAATGAACTTATCAAAGCGTCTACGGACTTGAGCAGCGACTCTCAAGAAGTTGCTGATAACATCAAGACTACACTAGCAAATTCGACAGCCGCACTGGGTGATGCACTGACGCTGGCCCCAGCCATCTCCGGCCTGTTCGATAGCATTCTGGCTGGTTTGTTGAAAATCCCACCGGCGCTGATCCTGGTAAGCAGCGCTGTGCAAGGTGTCGGCAGTGCCGCAAGCAACGCATCTGGTGGGCTGACTGCTTTCGGTGCTGCCGCTGGAATGGCCGGATCTTCTGCGACCTCGGCTACCGGCCCGGTGAATTCGGTAGGCGCAGCGTTTACCGCTGTGGCACCGTCCGCCGCAGCAGCAGGCGCAGCACTGAGCGCACTTGGCGCGGCGTTCGACGCTGCCGGTGCCGCATTGACTGGGCTGACGGCGACATTCGGATCGGCTGCTGGTGCGCTCGACGGCCTGAATGCGGCATTCGGATCGGCAGCAAATGGGTTGGGTAGTCTGGGTTCCGCGTTCGAGAGCGCAGGGGCTTCTGGTGCAAGTCTCGCCGGAAGTCTTGGCGCAGTCAGCGGCGCGATGGCAGGCATCGCTGGCGCGGCAGCTGGGGCGGCAGGTGGTATAGCTGCAGCAGTATCGGCGCTGTCTTCCGCATCGAGCGCAGCAGCGGCTGTGCAGGTACCGAGCGCAACAAGCGCAGCGGCAGCCCCTGCAAAACTTGCAGACGGCGGCTATATCCGAGGCGCTGGAACAACAACAAGTGACAGTATTCCAGCGATGCTCAGCGATAAAGAGTTTGTAGTTCGTGCTAGTAGCGTTGCCAAGTATGGCACAGGGTTCTTGGATGCGATCAATGCTGGAGTTCTACCGAAAACTGTTTACAGAGAAGGCGGGAACCCCGCTAGCGGCGCTGTGGGTGAACTCACGGGCGCTCAGAAGCAGGTTGTCTACTTGGATACGTTCTCAACGTTTCTCACGCGGTTTGGCGGCGTATTACAGACGCTTGACGCAACTGGCAAGGAGTTGACAAAAGCCGTTATTAAGTTGCCAGAGTCATACTCCGATGCGCTTGGAACCTTAAATAGCGTCAGTGGCGGAAAAGACTTTACTGGGATGGATTCTGAATCTGTGTCGAAGTTCTTCCGGGACTTGATGGCGAATAACGCTCCGACTTATGACGGTAAGACTTGGAGCCTTAGCCCCGAAGCGCAAGCTGCGCTCGCACCTTTCGCAAATGCAGGGGCGTCAATAGATACTCTGCTAAGTGGTTTGAAAGAGCGTGAAGGTTGGCAAGACAAGCTCGACGTACTCACAGGTAAGACCACAGATCGTGAACTGGCACTCAAGAATGACTTAGCTAGCACCACAGACGCTGCAACGCAAAGCCTCATTAGGCAAGTCTACGCCCAAGAGGATTTGAATAAAGCCCGCGAAGCAGAAGCAGAAGCGCTGAAATCTGTACAAGACGCACTCACGAATTTTATGAAGGAGTCATCATCGCTTGAGGCAGACTTGAATAGTGCATTTGGTACGTCTGCTGGAGACAGCGCAGCAAAGACAATCAGAAAAGATTTGGCTTTAACGGACGTGCGTAAAAATGTAGCCGACGCGGAGATGCTGCAATCGTCTCCGACTTACGCAGCTATGTCAGCCGAAGATAAGCTGAAGACAAATGCTGCCATTCAAGGCATTAGAGATACGGCGCTACTGGCAGAAAAGCAGTATGACCTGAACGAAGCACGCCAGGAAGAGATTAAGCTCCTGACGGACTCCAAGTCCCGCCTAAAATCTCTCACTGACTCCGGCGCATCGAAACAAGTAGATCGCATGCGGTTACTTGGTGATGATGCAGGCGCTGATAAAGCCCAGGAAGCCATAGACCTGGCAGATGTTTACAAGAGCACGGCGGATGCTACAGCACTACTGGCAACAGAAGGGCTTACGCCGCTCGATAAAGCTGCTATCCAGGCGACCATCACTACCAATGATGCGACCATTGCCCAGTACAAAAAGAATGCCGCTCTCGACGCAGAAATAGAAATCCTTGGCCGCTACAAGTCGGCCAAAGAAGATGCGGACTCAACCAACATCGAACTGATGAGGGCGATGGGCAATACAGCCGGTGCGGCGGCGCTTGAGCTGGCGAACGCAACCAAGGGATTTACCGACGCACAGATAGCTACAGTCCGACAAACAAACGCCACCAAAGGCTTGATTGCCGCATACGGAAATCTGTCAAGCACGGCTGATAGGGTGACGAATAGCCGTATCGGATTGCTTACGGCAAAGGGTGATACAACGGGCGCGGCGGCATTACAGCGTGAGTTCGACATCAAGCCCTACGTTACCGCGATTGCAGACGCTACTGCAACGTTGGGTACTGCAACGACGCAGGCTGAGAAGGATTCGCTCAATCTGACAATTGCCACCAACAAGGGGGCAATCGGGAATTATGACCTGTCCAAGTCGTTGGACAAAGAAGCTCAAGCTGCAACAGATGCAAAGGCAGCAACAGATGCACTCGCCCAGGCATACAAAGACATGCAAGGCCAGATTGAACAGGCTAAGGTTGCTTTGCTTCGTGCATCCGGCGCAACCAACGCCGCCGACGAGCTTGAGTTTGCGATTGCCACCCGCGAGCATGAAGGCGACGTTTACTACGCAAGCCTTTACCGTGAACTGGTTACGTTGCGCAAGCTGACAGAAGCACGCCAGCAACTAAACACGCTGGAAGATTCGGCACTGCAAAATCAGATCAAGCTGAAACGTGCGAACGGGGAAGGCGTACTGGCGAATGCTCTGGACCGGTCAGCGTTTTTGAAGAATGCTACGGCTCCTGCAGCGGCGGCCCAGGCTGAGCTGGATCGTTCGAATGTGAGCTTTGTTGAGTTCCTTCAATCTAAAAATATTACAGCACTTCATGGCTTAAATTCGCAAAATGTTTTTGATTCGCTGGCTAATGACGCTAGTTACGAAAACCGCAAGAAGATTGCCGACCTGAACGCGCCAACTAACGATCAGCAGTATGTAAGTGGTTTTAATGCTCAATACGCAATAACCGCAGATAACAACCTTACCAGCGCTTGGCAAGTGCTGGAAGAGTTCGCAGCGATGGGGCGCACCGCCAGTCAGCAAGCGAATTTGCAATCCGTAGTAGACACCGCGCAAGGTATCGCCGCCGCCTACGACCTGAACAAGTCTCTTGAGGGCCAACTGAAAATTATCGAACTACAGGACGAAGCATACAAGCAGAATCTGGACGCACAGAAGAATCTAGCCGACGCGCAAAAAGCCTATGCCGACGTGCTCAAGTCCACCATTTCAACTATGAAGGACTTTATCAGCACGCTCGACGGTGGCGCAAGCCCACTACAGAGCCTGTCAACCGCACGCGCTAACTTCCAGACTGTTGCCGGTAAAGCCGCAGCAGGTGACACCAGCGCATACAAAGACCTGACGCCTGCAGCGCGCACGTTCCTGGACCTGTCGAAAAACTACAGCAAGAGCCTGGTCGATTACCAGCGCGACGAAGCACGGGTTCGCACCACTCTTAGTGCAGTCATAAACGCCAATCAGCGTGAGCTGGACAAGTTGCCGAAAGAGATTGCAGCCGCAGCCGACCCAACGAAGGACGCATGGATCAAGTTGCAAGAGGCGACGAAGAAAGAGGCTGAAACCAGCATCATGCTCACTGCGCTTGGTGTTGACAAAGCAGCAAGCACAAAGCGCCTGCGCACGTCAGAAGAGACACTGGCAGATCGTTACATCGAAGCGGTGTACCTGCTGGACGAAGCAAAGAAAACGCCTTTGCTTAAAGCGTTCAACGACGCCATAGCACTAAGGGCAAACAGCGCTGTTTTGCCAGAGTACACAGCGTTTAATCTGGGCGACATCTGGGGCGAGCAGATTGCTAAGGTGTTACCGCCATATCAGATGACCAACGAGGAATGGAACGCGCTCATTGCTACGAAGTTCCCCGGCTTGGTGCCATCTGATTTCGTCGGCAAACTCACAACAGACGGCCTGACGGATTTGATTCGTGGCGTGATGCCTGCGCAATTGACTGTTGACAGTCTAATCAGCACCACGGCGGATGTTTCGGATATTGTCAACACCAAGATCGGCGAGATTCTGCCAGCCAACTTTGCCGGGGCCAGCTTCAATGCCCAACAGATGATGCAGGACGCTATAAACCGGGCTATGGCAATTACAACACCGGCCAGGCCAGTTGTCCCAGACCTTGCGACAACGGCGGTTAATAAAGTCCAAGAGCAGGGGTTAAGCGGCGGGACATCTGGAACTGGACCGGCCAGGCCAGTTGTCCCAGACCTGAGCACCAACTTCCACAACACCATCCAGGACCAGGGTTTAGGTGGCGGGTCATCTGGAGTCGGTACATCATCTGTTGAGTGGGGGTCGCTGACACTGGAGGAAAAAGCCAAGGCAGCAGGGGTTAGTTCCTCTAGCCTGTACAACATCGACTACTTGAAGGACATCGTAGCGACGTATCAAAGGGAAGGCGTCACAGATTCGCCAGCCTTCTTGCGGTTAAAGGATTATCTGCATTACCGGCAAGTGCCCGGTTTTGCAGTTGGCACCAACAGCGTACCCTACGACATGGACGCCAGAATCCACAAGGACGAGGTAATCATCCCAGCAGCATTCAACCCTGAGCGTTACAACCGGGCAAGTGGCAACACCGCATTGGTTGAAAAAATCCAGGAGCTGACCGCCAAAGTTGAGGTTCTGACGCAGAAGCTGGAAGCGGGCCAGAACGCCATCGCTGCCAACACAGGCAAGACAGCGCGCCTGCTGAACAAGTTCGACATCGACGGCATAGAAACAAGGACATAAACCATGCTAAGAGTCCTTAAACCTGTTACACCTGCTCCAACGTTTGTATCCAGCACAGTGGCGGAGCCTGCGAGTAGTGATCCAACGAGTGCATGGGCAGTGGGTAACGCCTACGCTGCGGAAGATACAGTTTATGTGATTGGAACAGAGCACCGGACGTATGAATGCACGGCAGCGCACCAAGGCACCACGACATCCACCAGCACTGTCACGATGACGATTGCCGCGCCATGCGTTGTGACTTGGAACAGCCACGGGAAAGTTAACGGTACAGCGGTTGTCTTCGCCTCAACCGGCGCACTGCCTACTGGACTAACCGTTGGCACAACGTACTATGTAAGCGGCGCAGCGGCAAATACGTTTAACGTTGCGGCGACACCGGGCGGCACGGCCATTACAACAACCGGCACCCAGTCTGGCACCCACACGTGCAAAACCACAAGCACAGCGCCTATTGACAGATTGACCGGCACAGACCCGCTTTGGCTTGATCTTGGCCCGATAAACCGGCATGCCATGTTCGACACGATCATCAGCACTGGTACAGAGCAGACAGCAGGGCACACGGTAACAATCTCAAATGCATCACCTGGGGTAGTCTCCTGGACAGCGCACGGATTGCCGAACGGATCGTCACTCAAACTGTCCACCACCGGAGCGCTACCCACTGGGTTGACCGTTGGAACAACCTACTACGTTGTAGGCGCAGCCGCCAATACATTCAACTTGGCCGCGACTCTGGGCGGTACGGCAATCAACACATCGAGCGCAGGGTCTGGAGTGCACACGGCAATCCAGGATTTATGTGTTGTGGTTTCACCAGGCATGTGTAACAGCGTAGCAACAATGGATGTGTCTGGAGTATCTGCGGTTAAGTGCGAACAATTCAATGGGTCAACACTGGTATTCACACAAACCAAGCTGGTAGACAACACATTCATCGACGATTACTACGGATACTTTTTCGAGCCGTATGACGTATTCACTGATCTTCTATTCGGGCCTCTCCTTCCCTATCCAAACTGCACGGTAAAGCTAACGTTCGTACCAACCGCTGCAGGATCAACAGTTAGCTGTGGCGCTGCACTCTACGGCAATACTGTATCGCTGGGTGAAGTCCAATACGGAGCGACTGTAGGTATTGAAGACTATAGCCGAATCGAGACTGACGAGTTCGGAGTTTCAACTCTGGTAGAGCGGGGATTTCTGAAACAGGCGAACTACAACATTAACGTTGCTGATGCTCAGTTACGCAGGGTTTTTTCGACTCTAGCTGCACTACGGGCCACCCCTTCCGTGTGGACTGCGTCAGACATCACCAACCTAAGCCCGCTCAACGTTTACGGTGTGCCCACATTCAACATCAACGTCCAATATTACGGCTATTCAAATGTATCAATCGAGATAAAGGGAATCTAATGACAATACCAACTCTATCACCCACGCCAGTTCGCGGCGACCCTGACACGTTCTCGACAGCGGTTGAGACGTTTCTATCTGGCCTTGATCCATGGGCCGTAGCTGTGCAAGCTGTTGGCGATGCGGCAGACGCAGACGCTACCGCTGCGGCTGCGAGTGCAGTAGATGCTGCGGCTGAGGTTGTTTTGGCCGCCGCCCAGGTAGCGCTCGCAACTACGCAGGCAACCAACGCAGCAAACAGCGCAACAGCCTCCGCAAACAGCGCGCTGGTAGCGGGTGCTGTTGCGTGGGTATCTGGCACGACTTACGCCATTGGCGACACTCGCTACAGCCCGATCAATTTCCAGACTTACCGGCGCACTACGAGCGGTGCAGGAACTACGGACCCTAGCCTGGATAGCACGAACTGGACGAAAGCGCTTGCATCTGGTGTAACAAGCGTGACGACCGCAACAACCGCAACAACTCTCACCAGCATCGAAACACTGCTGAAAATCACGCCAGCAAGCTACGGCGTTGCCGTCACACTGCCCGACGCAACAACGTGCACAGTAGGCGGGCCGCTGCACATCATCGACAACAAAGGCGCGTACCCGGTGCGCGTGCTCAACAGCGCGGGCACGCTGCTGGGCTTCATCTTCGCTGGCGTGGTGTCGCATATCTCGTTGGCAGATAACAGCAGCGCTGCGGGTGTGTGGACGATTGAGAATAACGAGCTGGTGGGGGCATCAGCACAGTTGTTGACGACGAATCTGGTTGGCGGTATCGGAGCTTGTCTTGATTTGGGATCAAGCCGTGAATTTATCCTGGCATCGAACGCGGCCAATAGCGCGATGTACGGTGTTGTATACGACCGATCAACAAATACATTCGGCAGTGCTACTTTGATACGCACAGCAGCTTCACAAGCTAACCGTCAAGCGGCAGTCATCGTTTCGACAGATAAGATTCTGGTTGTTTCGACAGATGCAGCAACTGCATTTGAAGCCGTAGTGCTCTCAATAAGCGGCACCACCATCACCGTCAACACAGCAGCAACCGCAACACTATCGGCCAACCTCAACACCTTTGCTGACGGTTGCAAGCTGATTGCAGTCGGCTCTAGCTTCGTGTGCAGTTACACGGTATCAGGCCCAGCGGCGCAGATACGCGCCCTGTCTATCAGCGGTACGACTGTGACGATTGGCAGCGCTGAGGTGTTGGATGGCACAGCGGACGGGCTGATAGCGTTGGGTGATAGTACGCACGTAATTGCAGTGAGTACGGCAACTACGCACCTGTACACGAAGCCTTATCTTGTGAGCGGATCGACGCTCACGGCGGGCACAGGGACTGACACCAATAGCGGGACGATGACGCTGAACAAGTTGGCGGCATTGGGCACACGCTGGTTCGTCGGATACAACGACGGCGGAACGACTGTCAAAGGTGGTGTTGTGTCGTTGAATGCAACAGGCAACGGCACGACGACGATCAGTACGGCAACGTTGTTTTCTGCTGGCGGATTGCACGATGCAATCATTGTCGGCAGCACAAAGGTACTAGCGCTCAACTCTCAAGCAACAAGTTACGCCAACATCCTCACAGACACCGCAGGCGCAGCGAGTGCGGGGACGGTGATACCACTTGACAATCAAACAATAAAGGCTTGTCTTTATGTTAGCGGCACTGATGTTGCTGTGCAAAGCGGAGGAACGACATACTTAGCGCACATGGTTGATTGCTCAGGAGCAAGTCCTGTGCTCACGAAGACCATCGCAAAAGGGTTAAGCAGCGTAGAGGCCTCAAATTTTTCAGCGTCTAACGCGGTTCTTTCGCGTTCGCCGAAAGCAGTGTATAGCACGGCGTATGCCCGCAACGTATGGACGACCGCTTTAACTCAGAACTTTGATCCCGAGGTGAGTAGCGGTGTATTTCGCAAACGTGTGCATTCCAATGTCCCAGGTGACGACAGCACCGTAGGTGCAGCCTATCGCGGCAAATCAGCATCTGAGATTTGGATATCTGACCTAGGGACCATCATAACCAAGATAGAGACAGCCGCATGAAAGCCCTAACCACCGCCGCCGCCAACTTCGGCCCATTCAACACAATCGAAGTCCTTGCAGACCGCTACCGCTGCGACAACACAGACCTGCCGTTTACCGTCGTCGGCACCGGCGAGATTGTCGAAGCGGATACGATTACATGGCCTGAGCCACCGATCATACCGCCAACCGTAGACGAGATTGTCGCCGCCATGGAAGCACTGTTCGACACCACGGCGCAGTCGCGGCGCTACGATAACCGCATCACGTGCGCCCTACGCGCGGGGTACGCTGGACCATTCCAGGCGGAGGGGTTGGCGTTTGCGTCTTGGATGGATTCTTGCAATGCCGCCGCGTACCAGATGCTGGCTGAGGTGCAAGCTGGCACCATGGCGATGCCTGAAACGATTGACACTGCGTTGGCTTTGTTACCGGAGATGGTATGGCCGTGATCCGCTACATCCTGAATATCCTCATAGCCCTCGACCAACTTGTAAACACACTGATCGGTGGCTACCCAGACGAAACGCTATCCGCATCAGCATGGCTGGGTGAGCGCGATGGTAAGTGGTTTGGGCGCATCTTCCGCCCAATCATTGATTTCCTGTTCTGGCCACTTGAGCGCGATCATTGCAAACGCGCCTTTGAAGCAGAGTTCAACTTCTCGCAAAGGCCCAGGCCATGACAGATGTATTTGACTGTGACCAGACGCCAATTAAACCTATTCAAATGCGCCAAGCCGAGCGCCGCACTGACTGGCACACGCCAAACGACTGTTTCAAATTACTAGATGTGCAGAAAACGATGGACTCGATTTTCAAGCAACTTGAGGATGGAGATATTAGGATGGGTTGTATAGAAGACAACATTGCAGGAAATCACAGGATTACATCTGATGACATCAAATCCATTGAAAAAGCGCTTGCGGAAAACACAGCAAAGACAAACGACATTTACGAAATCCTTGAGATGGGCCGTGGATTTTTCAAGGGTCTAGCGTTCACCGGAAAATGGATAAGACGCATAATCATGTGGGTGCTCCCCCCAGTTGTTGCCATCATCGCATTTTGGGACAGCATCAAGCCGCACAAATGACATCATGCACGCCAGACACCACAACGTTATCTACAAAGCCGCGAATGCAGCGCTGATGCTTGCGCTTACAGCAGTTGTTTACATCAATCGAAGGATACACAAATGGATGATGAAGTAACTGACGGCCTGGTTTGCAGCAGTATTCGTATTCGCCATCGCGGCGATCATGGCAATACTCGTGTTTCTGGAAGTGGTGGTCTTGTGAACGAATATGACGTAATGATGGTCATGGACAACATGTCTCAAATGTACGAGACGTTGGTAAAGCGGATTGCTGCGCTGAAGCGGGATGTTGACGAGTTGAGGGCTGTGCGTAAGCAGGAACCGAGGACGCTTGTGCGCGGACTCGATGAGTCGTTCATGGATATGCACCAATGACGCCCGCACAACGTAAAGCAGCAGCTCTGGCAATCGCTACAGCCTTGGCGATACCTGCCGAGGGGCTACGCAGAGCGTGGTACGTCGATCCGGCCAACATCGTGACTGTGTGCTACGGACACACTGGCTCAGACATCGACAAGACGAAGGTTTATTCATTAAACGAGTGCAAAGCTCTTTTGACAGAGGACATGAATCGTGCAATACAAGTCGTGGACTCGTGCCGGCCAGGGCTACCGGTCAACGTACTCGCCGCTTTCGCGGACGCTGCGTACAACCTGGGGCCAGCAATCGCCTGTGACACAACCCGCTCAACCGCAGCTCGCCTTCTTGCGGCAGGACGGTACGGTGAAGCATGTCAGCAATTGCCAAGGTGGCACAAGGCTAGAGTCGGAGGCGTATCTGTGTCATTACCAGGACTGGTAAAGCGCCGGGAGATGGAGCGGGATGTTTGTTTGGCGGGGTTGAAGTGAGCAATCTGTTACGGCTACTGTTTGTAGTCATGTGCCTGCTAGTGGTTGCGCTACCCAGCTACGACTACGGGAGGCGATCAGTCCGGGCACAATGGGACGCAGAGAAAGCGGCCATCGTCACAGCACAGCACGCCAAGGAAGTCGAACTCCAGGCCGGAATGGACAAACTACGAGAGGCCAAGAACCGTGAAACTGCCAAACTTCAGCGCACTGTCGCTGCTCTTACTGACAGCCTGCGCAACCGCCCCGAGCGTCCAGCCGTGCCCACGTCTGCCAGCACTGGAGATGGTGCCCCAGGCTGTACTGGAGCAACCGTTTACAAACAGGATGGAGAGTTTCTTATCCGGGAATCTTCCAGAGCCGATCAACTCCGACTCGCCTTGATTACTTGCCAGAAGGCGTACCGGGAGGCTGCTGATAAAAGTGCTGGGCATTATCCGGCGGAAACAGCGGCGCCCAGTGAGTAGGCTGGCTCCCATTCCCTTGCATTCCAGCCAATTCAATGTCTCCCAAGTCTCCACTCCCCCAAAGTCGAAGTATGCTACGCTGTAGCTGCCGTTACCGTACACAAGCACTTGTGTACCGTCCTTTGGTGCGGTCTCTATCGGTTGCCAGTTCATAATTTACGCTCATAGCTTTGTAAGCCAGCTACCTGAGCTGGCGTGGCACTTATAGTGAATGAATTCCTTTAATCGGGTTCGGCTTATACCTTGTTGAGTCAACAGGTGAACTGTAGCGTTCGTATTCGTAACCGTTTCCGTAAGTCACTTTTACAAGGTGCCCGTTGATCTCTGTATGAACAACACTCACATTTGGGTCACGTTCTGGAATAATCCAGTTCTGCACAGGGTGCAGCTCTTGTTTTTTCACCTCCTTCTGAGTTGGAGTAATCTTACGGAATGTTGGCGGGTTAATTAAAGCAGCCTTTCTAGCTGCAGCGGCCTCAAACTCGCTTATAGCTGCTGCACCTTTAACAGTAATGGCGTAAACACTTTTTGGTACGAGCCTGGTAGAGCGAGAGTCTGTAATTTTTCGACTTACAGTCTTGATTGTCTCTATCAATCTACCTCTCTTCAAAGAATTTATAGCATTCTGTACACTGACTTCTGGAAGGCTTTTAACCAACACCTCCACCTCAACCTCTTTCAGCTTCTGAATTTTACGCAAAGTTAAATAACCATTTTTACTGACTGCCATATAACTCCTAAAGCACATGCACCGACTGTGCGAACGTATCAGCCAGGTCGCTATGAGTCACAAGTATAACCTGTGCAAAATCTACCCTTGACAGCGCGGCTAACATAGCTTCCTCTCTAACAGAATCTGCCGCTGCGGCTGGTTCATCCAACAAACAGAATGTGAGACTTGGTAGAAATGTTTTCTGCAAAGTAATCCTTATTGCAAGGCCGAGAATGTCCTTCGTAGATCCGCTGTAACTGCGAGCTTTCTTGCCGTCAATTAAAAAGCCATCGGAATCTCTCGTAACAACAGACTGCACTCCTCGCAACTGACTGAACACTGTAGATACGCTTAGCAAAACTAACGACCACAGAGACTTCGATATTACTGGTTTAAGAGATTTGAGTTTGGCAATCAGAGCGTTATTTTCTCTATACTCAGATAAAAGGTGCAATAATTTTTCCCGCGATGAAAGCGCTTCATTGTACGCAACCATCTGTACGTGAAACACAGACTGTGCTTTGTCTAAAGCATGACGGGCCTCCGTCAGAGCCTGCCTGGCTTGTACCGCACCTATTACAGCTTGATCTCGGGTCTCTCTCAATTGACGGACCTTCGATATAACTACTTCTGCAGAAGCTGTATCAGGCACCACCAGAGAGGCTAACTCCTTCTCAATTGCAAGGCACTGAGCGTTGTGTGCTGTAACCTCTGCCAGAGTCTTTGTATACCAAGACCGATTAGCGTGTAATTCAGCTATAAGTTTAGCAAAATTCTCTTCTGGAACGGTCTCGGGTAGAGGTGTGGTCCAGCAAACTCGCGGTGGCGTATATTCATAGTCCACCGAACAGTAATCTGCTAGCACAGGAAGACTAGCTGTAACAACCTCTGCTGAGCGAATCAGAGCGTCAAAGGCTGATACCTTTCGGCTGCAATCTGTCAACTCCTCAGCCACTCCAGCAATCTCATCGTCAAACATAAGCAACGCTAATTTGACCTTAGCGTTTATTTGCACCACTTCAGGCACATCTGTAAGAAGTTTTCCACACAACGCACAACTGTCTTCCCAAATACCGGAGGCCTTGACTTCCGCTCGTTTGTTGGAAAGCTCTGTCAATTGAGTATTTAAGTTCTGGTAGTGCTGTGTAGCACGACTCAACCTATCCTTAAACCAGGCTAACGACCCCTCTTGACAATTCTTCGGTAGCGTGTAAAAGATTTTATAGGCATTCTTTACCCGCTCCGCATTTTCTGATCTTACCTGCAAGGCCTGTAACTCCTCCAACGTTCGCGGCTCTGCAGGTTTAGTAGGCTCAATTAAGCGCGGCTTTAGACGGCTCTTCAAGTCTTTTATTGACCGCTCTGTGTCTGCCCGAAGCGCAAGACAACTTGATGCGACCTCAAGCTCAGGTTCAAGGGCTTTAAGGTTAGCCTCAGCAATAGCCAGTGTGTTTTGTGCTAACGCTAACTCGACTTCGCAATCCCGTACAGCTATCGCCTCTGCGCCGCTGAGTTCTACAGGCTTGACTATCTCCTTCGCCAACTCAATCTCAAGCTGCTTTGTATTCCCGCTCGGATAAGCATCGCCCACAGCGGTTATCAGCCGGTCCAGCAGGGACGTATTCGACAGCTTTTCGATCAGCGAGGCGCTGTCCAGGGACGCCTGGAGCCCGCCTTGATGGGTGAGCAACGTCGCTAAGCCTGTAGCTGCACTGGCCCCTGTGATGCGCTCGACCTGGGCCGTTACCTCAGCCTGTCCAGAAGACAGAACACCGGCGCCAATCAGCTCCGCACCGGCGCGGGTCCGGGTAATAGTGTAGCCTGTGTCGCCGACAGAGAAGGTCAGCGTGACCTTCAGGCTTGAGACCGGTTGCCCCCACGTCACCGTGTCCTCCAGCGAATCCGGCAGCGCCCGAGCGCCCCACAAGGCGTAGGCCACGGCCAGAAAGCGGGTGCTCTTGCCTGCTTCATTGGCCCCTCTGAGAACATTAAGGCCAGGAGAGAACGTGTGCTTATCGTAGGGTACTGACATGAAATTAGTCAGCTCTAAGGACTCAATCATGTACCAACTCCTTTACTTTATCAAACTCTTTCTCTGTAAGAGACTCTTTTAGTGACTTCAGAATAGAGAACGCCTTAACAGATTCCAGGTTTGCAGAGAACACACTTCCGTCATCTGCTGTTACGTCTACTGCATTAGACACTACGAATGCACTAGAAGCTTTCCTGAATTTATTGATGGCTGACACTACCTCAAACGCTTGGTCAGCACTAGCCTCACCTGTAACTTGCACGAACAGTGCGTCAGTCTGTATCTCTTTAAGATCTAACCAGTTAATCTGTTTGAACTCCTTCTGCTGCTCTGCGCAGCGTGTCAGATGAGTAACTTCGTCTAAGTCTGCGTAATACTTATCCGGCCCTAGCCAATCTGCAACAGAAGTTGCTATCTGATTGCCGATCACTATAGCTTTTTTGAGAATCCTGTGCTTGTGCTCATGCCCCAAGATAACCTCATCGCAGGGCAATGTGTCCAGTGCAGGTAGCGACAGGTTCAGCGATTGATCTGCTGTCTCTGCAAACTTGTTACCCAAGTTGCAATGTAGAAATAGCCTTCGTGTTTTTGGCATAGCCTCTAGGGCTTGGTTGAATGCGTCTTGATTAGCTAGGTGTGGAATGACGTAACCATAAGGAATGGCAGTTGGTTGCTCTATGTGGAAGTAGCGGGCTGGGAATTGCCGGGAGAGTAACCGCCCTAGAAACTGGAAGCTTGACATGACGTTGGAAGTGCGGCTCAAGTCGTGATTCCCTGCGGCGTTGTACAGTATTGCCATTGGATGCTCGTGCAACCAGTCAGCTAGGTGTTCATATGTTGTAAGGACATCAATCATCGGCGCACTGTAAGAATCGAATAAGTCTCCGAGAATGAGAAGGTCTCCTGTGGTCGGTAGAAGTTTCTGAAATCTTTCAAGTATGTACTTGCGCAGCGCCAGTTGGGAGGCGGTTGTAGTGCCTGCTGATCGGATCGCGCCGATGTGCGTATCGTTGATGACGCGAAGGGTCATAGTAAATCCTCTAATTTAACTGTTGGTATGTTGCTTAGATCCCAAGAGCCACCTGTTTTTGTTAAAAAGTAATCCAATGGCAACCCTCTCCAGGCGTCGAGCGGCGTATGGTAGATCAAAACTAAACTTTTAGCGCCTGCGATTTGCCATAAACGCATCTTAGCAATCTGTGAGTCTTTTAGATTGCCGTGAGGTAAGCGTGTAGCGTGATTCACCTGTTTGCATTCTACGAGGTACAGCTGCCCTTTATTGAGTAACAAGAAGTCAGCTAATGTCGGAGTAAACGAACCAGAATGTGCGTCAGGCAAGCGAAAGAACACTGTATCTGCTTGCTTAGCGAGTTTAGTGAAGTGATTTTTAAGTAGGGTCTCAGCGACTTTTCCACGGTTAGCTGTTGTCATTTAGTGGCCCTCATTTCACAATCCCAGACTCAAATAACTCTCTGTACTGCTGCCATCCAAGGAAGTTGCGGCTGCGGCAGATTGAATTGCCCGCCAGAGCCTGGTGTTCAATGGGTGACGCATGCAGCGGTTTGCCGCCCACCAGCCGCTCGAACAGCGCTATATCCTCCAACAGAACAGGTGTCGAACCGTCGTGCTTCAGATAGGAAACTCGTGCACAGCGAGCCGCGCTGAGCTTGGGTAAGGTGTGCGGGTGGAGATTCGCCCGCTCGTCGTCCGAGACGTAGGGCAGGTGCCAAGATGACTCTACCCGTTGCACACTGTTGGCGCGCTCAACCGGCACGCTCTCACCCATCGCCGTGCGCATCGCATTGGCCAGCGCTTGAAACTCTGGCTGCGCATCCGGGTGGCAACGCAACTCAAAGAAGTTGTCCCACTCAGTCGCTGTGACGATGGTGTGCATCCACTGGAATGGCTCCAGCACGCGGTTGACGATCTGTTTGTGCAGGCCAAGGTCGTTCAATAAAGTTGCACTTGCTGCTGCATCAATAGCCGCAGCTTTCCACAAAACCTGCGCTGTGCTTATGTCCTCGTGCTCCTTACTCGCCTGCATTCCTGGCTGATTCAAACCCCAGTAGATCGGCATAGCAGGATCATTTTGCACTTGCGCAATCATCTTGGCTACAGGTATTGCGCGAGACGACGCACTGTTACGACTGAATACCCTGTGCGTCATAAATTCAGAGTGAATGAACCTTGGGTACTTCAGTTGCAGCGTGGTGATGCGGTTACCTAAGGTTGAGATACTGTCAGCGATAACAGTTGCTGTGATATGAGAGGGTTGTGTGTTCATAGTGTCTTTCATTGTTACATGTCCTTAGCGTCACGCATACCTAGAAATACAGGATGACGTGGTGCTATCTTTACCCCAACAGCGAAGAACTTATACTTAACGATCTTCCCAGAGTAATCGTTTCGATTATCCCAGAAATGTTGACGGTCAGCGGCTGTAAGGCCAGTACCAATCGAGAACTCGATACCACTAACAACATCACGGACATGAAATGCTCCGAGCGTATTTTTACCGACTTTACCAGCCTGTGCTGAGCTGCGTTTCGTTCTACCCAGCTCATTAACCTCTGCCTCATTTCCGTTGTACATCTCTTCCTCAAAGCCTATGATCTCGGCATCTGAATCTTCGAACCTCTTAACCTTCAGAAGATAACCTTCTTTGACAGTGGAGCGTCCGAACTTGTAAGGTGCTTCAGGGCTGCGCAGGATGATGCCCTCATAACCCTCTTCGACTTTCGCGGCCTCGTAAGCCAGCATTTCTGCTTCGTTGTGTAATAGGTTCTGTTCTAGTAGACAGATTTGTTGGAATTCGTGGCCCCGCTTGTTATTGCCCAACATTTCGAACAAGTAGTCCCATCTGTGTCGGTAGGTTGAGTCGGGGTAGTCGTGGCAGTCAAATACGTAATAAGTGTAGGCAGGTTCACCTTCATGGCGCATCACGCCTGACACCGATTCGGTGTAGCATGTCTTGCTTGTGGGACTACCGATAATCAACTCTCCGTCAAGGCCGTTAAGCCATTTGATACTGAGCTGTCCATAGATGTGCTTGTTGGGAATCTGTTTCAAAGTGCGGCTTAGTGCTTTTCCATCTACGATAGAGCAGCGTATGCCATCGAGCTTGGGTGACGCATAGACAGGGTATTGAATCTTAGTGAAGTCTGCGTTTACCGCGAGGGTTGGTTTGAATGTGCTCATTTATTTGTCCTTATATATTCAAATGCTTGATCTACAGTGAAGCCTGCGTTAACGAAGGCGTCTAAGCGCATCTTAATGCCTCTAGCTTCGTGAGCGTAAAGCGCTTCAAGGTAGGGTTTTTCAATCTCGAACTTAGCGAGTTTGTCTGCGACTATAGAGTCTAGGTTGGGTTGAGGGTTTAGGTGGTGTGGTAGTGGAGGTGAGGGCGGTGCTGGTGGTTTCTTGTAGGGCGGCTTCATGATTGTGAGTAGAGTTTATGTTTAACTGCTCCGGGGCCGGTTTCTGGTGCCATGTTAGCGGATTCTTCGCGGGAGACTTTGGGAGTCTCTACTGCGCGCTCTACGGGCCAGTTGTACAGATATAAACGACTTCTGAGAGTGTGTACGTTCAGACCACTCAACTCTGCTAACTCTAGCATAGTCAGCATTTTTCCTTTGTATTCCCACAGTACGTTGGAGCGCTTGTTGTTATTTTGTGTCTTTCTGTCTGCCCAAACACAATTCTCGCGGCTGTATGGCCCGTCGTTATCCACCCTCTCTAGCATTGCGCCTTTGAAAGGTTGATCTCCCATGTCTTTGAAAAACCCCTCAAACGTTTGCCAATCGTCGCTCACAGTGATGCCTCTTCCGCCGTAGTCTGCATACTGCTTATTCGTAGGCACTTGGCAACGCTGCCGCATCATATTCCAAACAGCGTATACTGGTTCTTTTGTAAGGCCGTGTGTTGTGTAGCGCTCTTTGGCTAGCTCTACAGCCAAGCAGCCACACGAATTCACCCTGCCGCTTAACAGGTTGCCTTTTGATACTGTCTTCTCTGTACCACAAAGACATTTCAATAAGACCATTCTTTCTCTGCCATTGGTATAACATTCACTAACAACTGTTAGGCGACCGAAAACAGATCCGATGGCTGGATCTGGAGTCTTAATTTTATAGACTCTAAGTGCAGGTTCCGGCTGCATGACAGACTCAGCAGGCATAGGCATTGACATACGGATTAACGTAACTGACATAGAAATTCCTTCAATCGAGACTCTCAGATGGTGAGGCCGAGTTCCCGACTACTAGCGTAGATTGAAAAGCCCTGAGAATCTCGATTGAAGGAATCTCAGGAACTCGATTTTGTGAGCCACCACAGCCCATCCGCCAAGGTTGGCGGTGCCGAGATTATATCACCAATCCGCAAGCGCGCAGTCCGTTTTTGATCGCCTCTTCGGTTGGCTCGTTACCAATCTCATGCTGCTCTCCAAACGAAGGGCCGATACTTATAGAAGACTCTAGCGGCACAAACATATCACTGTAAGGAGCTATCATGCAAGCGTGCATAGCCTGGCAGAATGGTACTAAGTCCTCTATTGTACAACTAGCGGCAATCTCGTCGTGAATGGGGCCTATGATCTGCGCATCGAATCTCTGCTCTAGTCTAGCCTCCCACATTTTCCCCTCAGCCATTTTCGTCATCTCCGCACTCGATCCCTGCACTTTTGTATTAACTGCTTGACGCTCTGCTTTACTGGCAACTGAACGATCACTGGACATGAAAGCATCTCGAAGGTGGCGGACAGCTCCTAGCATGGTGCGCACAGTACCTGTACTGCGTGCGTCATCAATAACTTGCTGTTTCCAATCTACAAGCCCCGGAAAGTTAGCTTCTCTAGCGTCCAAGTAACGCTGGGCTTCCTCTTCGGTAATCATAAGAGTTGCGGCGACCTTCGGTGCAGCTGCGCCATAAGCCGCTGTAAAGTTGCATTTTTTTCCCATAGCCCTTGCAGCCTTAGCTTGCTTGTGATCTGGGTGTTTCTCATTATCCAGACGCTCAACAAACTCTTCATATGTCCAACCTACTCCTTCTGAGTTCAAGATACCAAGCCCTGTAAGAGTGTGCATATCCTTCTTCATGTCTCCGGTATAGCAGGATAGTAGGTTTGCGTCTTTGGAATAGTTCGCAAGTACCCTAAGCTCCTGAGCTACGAAGTCCATGCTGATAATCACGGCTCCTTCCTTATGAGGCACCACCACCTCTCTGAATTTAGCGTCCTGTCCTTCTATTTTAATTGATTTTGGTTGTTGCTGAATGTTCGGTTTTGCGCTGCTTGCTCTTCGAGTGTTAGTGGCGCACTGACGGTGGCTCGAATGTATGTTCCCTGTCAGCCAGTGAACGAAGAACGGGTATGTACTGTAGTACAAACCTCTTCTAGTCGAAACCATCTTCAACAATCTAATACTCTGCAGTGCAGCTTTAACCTCCTCCGACTCTGCATCCTTCATTGCATACGCAAAGGCCAGTGCGTCAGTAGAAGGCGCTCCCTGCCTGATACCTTTCTGTTTCATCACAGGAGTGGGTTTGTTGTAGACCTTGATAGGCAACTCGAACGTCTCGTACAACAGGCGCTTCATCTGTCCAGGGCTGCCTGGATTGAACTCAGGTACAGGTTTGAATGCTTCTCGCACTGCGCGGTTAATTTCTGTCAAATCACCGCCTGCAAAGAGAGGAGCGACAGCAGGATCCATCAAGTCAACCAGTTTGCTGACGGTGCGAACAGCGGTTTTCAACTCGCGGCCTGTGATGATCTGATACGCTTGCTTAACAGCAGAGGCCGTCAATTCAGAATATTCTGGGCATACTGTGCCTTCCCATTGCTTAGCGATCAGTACAGGTTGCAGTGCCTGTAGTGCAGCATCATAAGTCAGATCGTCCTCTGCCTCAAGCTCCTTCATCTTCGGCAGATCAAACTTGAAACCGTGAACGAACGACTGTACGTGCAAATAAGACGCAGCAATCTCTACCTTCTCACACACGTCCCATGTATGTTCCAGCATCATAAAGATACGGAAGAAGTTGAACAACGCTGACGTAGTGACCACATCATCTATCGCGTAGTCACACACATGGTCAGCTGTCAGCTCCCGCATCTTGTACTGGACATCATTGATAGTAGTCGTTGTCTTGTAATCGACTTGATCATATCCGAGCCACCTCTTGCTCAGATGTTTGAGACCCAGCTTGTCGTTCTCGTCTACATAAGATCCCATGAACTGTAGGTCAACCCAATGTGGTAAGAATCCTTCCCAGCCATTGTTAGCCCAATCCTTGCCCCACAGGTTATAGAGGACCACCCCTACGAAAGCCACCCCTCCGAAAGCCACATTACAGATGACTGGTCTACTGCCCTTAGCAAACACTTTTTCGAGGAAGTCTCTCAGCTGATCTGTTGAGACAATGTCGGAGTCAGCGTGGTCTACCGGAATGTACACGCTGATGTTATTGTTCCTGCCGAATGTTAGACTCATGCCGCTAAGCCTAGAGCCCATGACATCCACGCCCAGGTTATCTTCATCTGACCTTGGCTGGGCTAGCAACCAGGCGTCTGATTCTGCCGATGTGGACGTTTCAATGTCGAGAGCAAAAAACTCTCCGAAGAGAGGCAGCGCCCACCCTACAAACTCATCCCACTCCGTAGCTGTGATCAGCTTACGAACAGCAGCGTACTTCTTCAGCCGCTCATCCTTTGTATCTACTACCATGCCCGGTTCCCACTGAATCGCGTCTCGCATGGTGTCGCACCATTCGGGATATATCCGCGCTAGCTTGTAGCTTCTAATAAAATCGGCACCGCCGTCGTAGATCTTCTTGACGAAGGTATCTTTCTCCGAATCTTCTTTTAGAATCTCCACTGAACACTCTAACGCACACTTCACCAGTACATCCATACCTGCTGTGCCGAACCTAGCTACGACCTGCTCCCAGGCTTTAGGGCCAAAGCCTCGAATACCGCTAATGGCGTCGGACGCGTCTCCCACCAAAGCTTTGTACAAAGTTATGTATTTGAAGTCCCAGTCTCCATATTTGTTGCGCCCCATAACCGAGTCCACCCGCACTGTCACTAGCCTACTGTTTAGTGCCGACAAGTCGTTGTCGTTGGTCATCACAACTAACTCTTCTGTCGTATGCTTGGCTAACCATCCAAGCACGTCATCCGCTTCCGCATTGTCTTGACGCAAGACACAACTTCCTACACCCTTCAACGCTCCCAAAAACATCTTCTTAAGCGCATTGAAGTTCTCATACTCCAACTTAGACTTCTTTCCCCTAGTAGCCTTATAGTTAGGGTCGATGTTTAGCCGTGGCGCTTTCGAATTGTACCCCTCCTCCACCAGAATCAACTGCGAAGGTACAGCATCCAACTCGTTCAACACCTTAATCACACTATTGATAGCATTCTCATAACCGTAACCAGCACTGTTACAGTGAACACCGTTCTCATCTAGCGAACCCTCTCTATCTTTACCTACTTTAAGCGCTGTCCATAAAATGGACGATACATCGACCGCTATAAGCATACATAACTCCTCTGTTGAAAAAGGGCCTATAAGGCCCTTTCGTTATTTCCGTTCCAGCTTCTGTTCTGGAGTCAACGTTCGCAACTCCAACTCTAGCACTGCCAAGCAATTCCATGCAGCATGTGCAAGGTGCAGCAACCCGCTTCCATCCAGCTTCTCACCTTGTGCATGCGCCACCAGATGGCGGAACAGCGCGTCGGTGTAGCGCTCTTTACCATTAGCAACAGACACCCAGCCGTTTGCTGTGTACTTTATCGCACCCAGCGTAGCCACAAGACCGACCTGTTCGATAGCCTTAGCGAAGTCAGTAAAGACAAGACCAAGACGATTCTTACCGGCATCAAGCTTAGCGCCTGGTGTGTGGGGAGAGAGGTCGTTGGGTTCGGTTTCTTTACCTGTCATACTCTTCAGTGCGTGGGCTAACCAACTGGATTCATCAGACTTCTTGTCAGGTATCACGCTACCCACAACCAACGGAGGATCTGACTCATAAGACTTCGCTATCGAAGTAAACCCACTGGCACTTGTCTTCACTTCTGTAATAACAGACATGCCGGACGCGCTGTCGCCAACTGTAACTCCGCCAACTGCAACTGCGTCTTTATGTAACGTCTCTAAAGGGTCTTTGACCCAATTAGACGCGAGCGCCTTTTCGTTCGGCGACATAGGCGGTGGTGTAATCCCCAGCCCAGCGTCCCGCTTAGCCTCCCAACCCGGATCACTGTTCAAACCGCTGCTCCTGCGATACATGGCGCCTTGGCCGTAATTCAAAGCGTTAGCCTGTGCAGCTGTCAACACAATTCCTGGTGGATGCAAATTTTCTGGCTTCATACGCACTCCCGGAGGTCTGGGGGAAGGTAGTCCGGCCCTTTAGCAATCTTACCATTCGATTTGAAGATAGGATTACCATCTCGGTCGAACTTACTCCAGTTGGATGCAACCACACGAGACAGCCCTAATTCCACATTCAGGTTGGCGTAAGTACCTACACCTGTAGCTGTAACGATCTGATCGCAAATAGCGTCAAGACAGGCTGTTCGGTCTGACACAACAACTGACGCTATACCAGACTTCAACGCATCAGCAAGAGAGCTGATAGCGTCATGCACATCCAACAGTGCTTCTTGAGACATCCTGTCGGTACCGTGAAGACTCTGTAGGAATTCCGCGCACTCTTCAAGATGTACACCAATTTGGCAGTTTAGCTTAGCTGCAGTTGGCTTAGGGTCGGCTCTATCAAACCATCTTACTATGTTTTCTATCATTTCTTCCCTCCTTTTTGTAAGAGCGCCGAAAGCTCCACCTGTAATTCGTAGCCGGTCTCAGCCACCATTATCGTTATGTCTTTGAGCAAGCTTACTTGCTCTTCCTTCAGACGCAGCAACTTAGCTTCCGTCGCTCTGACACGAGCCTGCAGAGAAGAGATTGCATCTTTACGCTGCATCTTTTTGGTGTACTTCATTTCCCCTCCTTCAATTCTTGAATAACCACATCAATAGCGCGTAAGCTGTTTTCCATCTGACCAGCAATGTCAGACAGCAACTCAAGCTGGCGCCGCTGTACAGAGACCAGCGCTAGCCTGATGTCAGATTGCAAAGCAATCCATTTATTAAGCTCTTCGCTCATAGCGTATCCAGTTTCTCCAAAGTATATTTCAAATCACGTTCAATATCTTGGCTTGCCAGCCACTTGCGGTAATCTACTGGCACATCCAGCATCGGCATTCCTCTATGTCTGCCGAACGGCATGCGAGACAGCATTCGCGGCGCTTGTAGTCGCTTGAAGTGCATCTCAACATCAATGCCTGTCAGATTCACGATATGCCTCAGCAGGGCTAGTGTGGTGTGCACGTCACCCAAAGCAGAGTGGTCTTTCTGTTCTGGCAGATTAAGTTCTGTACGTAGAGTCGGCAACTTGTGGTTAGCGGTACCTTTAATGTGAGTGCGTGACAGTGCTAGTGTGCAGAGGGAACGACCGACAGATATGTGCGGTTCAATCATACGTTTGTCAAACGTTGCATTGTGGGCAATCATGTCTATCTGTTCAGGCAGGTGTTTGGCTAGCTCAGCTAGAGTGGGTGCAGCTTTGACAAGTTCGTCGGATATGCCATGGACTGCGTAAGCCCCTGCGTCTATCTTCCGCTGGGGATTGCAGCGTGAAACGAACTCTTCAACTATGTTAAGTTGAGAGTCCACTCTTAGCCAACCTAGCTCCACCACGCCCCCGGACAGAGATGCAGACTCTGTGTCGAGTACGTAGTACATGCTTAGTCAGCCATTGAGAAGCTAGCTAGCGTGTAGGTATTGCTACCTGCTGTGGAGATTTCTGCCTGCACTTTGATGTGACGCAGACCTTCCTTGGTCGCAAGACCCTTTTGGAATTTGTACAGTGCGTTTGCTTCGTATCTCAACCACTGTGCACGACTTGCTGGTGATAAGTCGATCTGTACGAGAGTGCCAATCAACTCAGCATTCTTGGGGCATTTCTCTACGGCACCGACAATGATCACACGAGACTTGAGAGAAGCCTTCGGATATCCGTTGGTGTGTAACCACTGCAGATGCTCCTTGACGGAGGTTACGCCGTCGCTGCAGGTAATGCCGTCATTGGAGAAACGGACTACGGAGACAGGAGCTTTATCGTCGTTGGGGGCTACAACGTAACTGTCTTGATAGGACATCAACTCAAGCTGAATGCTGTCACCTACTGACTTCTTACCCTCCCTCATAAGGAGATTACCGTTGGACAAGATCAGCGCTGACAGCGTGTTGAACTCTACTGTAAGAGCATTTTTCAGCTCCTGCAGCGGATGATCCGTGGAGGCTTTTACAGCGACCGCGCTGTTGATTGGGGCAGTAGCCGCCGGGAGGTTGGCTGAAGCGGTTGTGGAGGCTTGTGGGGCCGTTTGGAGGGTGTCTTCGTCCTGCTCGAAAGCGGGTGTGGAGGAAGATGTTTGGGTGGCAAGTAAACTCATGGTAGTTTTCCAATTAAAGTTGAATTTGGCCGGTTGGATTAGACAGCTGTCCGGCCCGCTGTGGATGCTATTGTAGCATGGATGGATACAAAATTGTTGGAAGATTGAGATTTATTTCATAGTTGACTCCTTTACAGATTCATCGACTATGTGCCTCGCCGTTGCACACACCCAGCACCTTTGGCCGTACTTCCGATTTCACCCACTCTGGGGCAAGGCGTTTCAACTCAAAGGCAATGGCCTCGGACAAGTGTGCAGCTAGTCTGTCTCTCAGCAAGTCCATGGGCATACCCATTACCGCCTCAGGTGAAATGGCATAGGCAATCGACCTATCTGCAAACTCCACCCGTGCGTGCAGGCTTCGACCAAAGCTCCTCTCGTCTATCTCGGCCATCAACAGGAACAGCGCAATGTGCGGGTCTACGTGTGGACTGGGATCACCACCCCGTGCATCGTAGCGCGGTGGTCGGGTGGCAGCCATCATCAGCGTGCCTCCTGGTGGCCTCTTGGTGGCCTTGAACGTGTGGGCAGGGAATACTGATGTGTGGTGGTTCATAGTCCTCTGGGCATCAGCCATTACCCGTTCCAACATTTTGTACTTGAGGGTCAGTAGGTGCAACTGCTTTACCAAGTCAGTGTTGGCCGCTGCTGTGTCCTGTACTAGCTGGCGCATGGCCCGCTTTTGGTTTCTTCCGAATCTACGCATGAGCTTGCCTTTCGTAATGGTCTTGTGTGAATGGGGATAGGTGTTTCAAATTCGACACCGTAAATACAGCTTCGTCGTTGCCGACAACACTGTAGCCTGTATCGTGGCAGAGCTTAACTTCGCCTTGATGGAGGACTTTTAATTTAGTTTCTCTCATACATTCTCCTTACAGTGAGTTTGCCAACGCCTTACTCTTCGCGGCGTTGATCTGATCGACCACGCCGCTCCATTCGGTAGCCTCAACAGTAATGTCGATGTACCCTTTGCCACGACTTACACCTTTTAGCCGTATTGAGGCAGTCTTTTCTGGCGCCTTAAACACCGCCATCCACAAGCCACAGCCTGTGTATTTGAGGCACTCGTAAAATTCATCGGCACGCCTATACACGGCACTGCCGGATGCTTGTAGCCCGGCGAAGGGCTTGCCGTAGCGCTCTGTGAAGACTGCCACCAGATCGTTGAAAGTCGCCTTCCCTTCTGTGCCCATGGGATCATCCGTAATCTCTGAAGATATGGCAGCCACCTTGAGCAAGCGGCCCTTGTAGTACGACAGGACGTAGGTTGCGCCAGGGTCCAGCGGCACTGGTGCGGTCTGAACGGTCTTCACGGTCAAGTCTTCGGTGTAGGGAATGGTCTCGCCCACTTTGAAGCCAAAGGCGAGCGGCTGCAGTGAGGGTGAGGGTGCCGGTGCTGGAGCCTTGACCGGCGCGATCATTAGTTCGAGGAGCGTCGGGGCGGGAGCGGTGGGCTGACAGGCGCTGAGTATGAATGCAATGGCGGCAACGGCGAGAGATTTCATGTTTAATTTCCTTTGTGTTGGATTGTGTGACAGTGTGGTCAACTCCGGGGGATCCGGGGATTACGGGGGATTTTCTCTACAGTATAGGATATAAAAATATTTTTTTTTTATATTTACCAGTGCTACAAATCCCCCGTAATCCCCGGATCCCCCGGAAAATGCTTATTTTTTGAGCAATCAAGCTGTTACGCGAACGATTCTCCATATAGGTGTTTTTGCGCTATTAACTCCTGCTGACTCCAGTTTCAAGCCGTCCATTACCTTATCCTTTCGAAATTGTAGTAGACGCCCTATACCGACAGATGTAGGTGTTCTGTTAGGCATCAGATTTTCAAGCGCATCGCGCAACAGCTGTAGCCGCGCATCAACATTAAGGCCACCTGATACCCAACAGTTGTATAACTGTCCTGCAGTGAATACTTCTCCTTTTTTGTGGAATGTTTCTGCTAAGAAAGTTAGCAACAGCAACAATCCTGTGGCGCTTGGATCAGGTGCTGCTCCCTCAACCCCTAACGCGAGGTGCGGATCAACCACCCTTCCGATACCGGCCTCAACAGCAAGATCTTGTTGGTTTATCCACTCTATAGGTTCACGCACCATCTGCGCAAACAGTCTATAGTCTGATCCGCCTACAACTTGTACAGGTTTATCATTCCAGTAAGCTTGCAGCAGTGTAAGCACGCTTTTAGCTATGTCGTATCTGGTTTCCATCGCCACGTCAGCCGGCTCAAAACCGTGCTTTATGTCGATAGGTCGCTCTACCTTTGTGTCTATACGACAAATCAAATAGCGCCTGCCCAGATCTTCGCTCAGCGTAGCGTTGTTACCTGTAGCACAACTCAAAATCCTGGCAGGATAATTCCCTTCTTCGGATACTCCTAGCAATCTTCCCTGCATGTACCCTGATGAAATAAGCCCAGACAGTATCGAACTGGAGAATGTTCCTACAACGTTGTCTATCAACATGAACCTCCGGGGTCCGCGCAGCATTGCAATTAAGCTCTTTACATACTCCGCTTCTTGGTTGTCATTCTTTATGTAACCTGTTACTCCTGCAGGTTCCCCTGCCATCAACGAACCCAGCGCAACCGCTGCTTTTGTTTTACCTGACCCTTGAGTCGGGGCGTCGTAAAAGAACCCTGGTGCTATGTCCAGTGCAGGGCGCAAGACAGCTGTGAATATGCCTGCCAGCATAGCGCTTCTGCTTTCATCATTGGCCCACAAGTATTCTGACCACGGCTTCCACAAGACTCTCAGCGCTTCTACGCAGTCTTCTCGATTGGGTCGTTTGTTCACCTTTATTTGACAATTCATTGAGTTGAATATCTTCGTCTCTCTGTCGTACCCACGTTCAAGTACCAGTCGTCCGGGAACCGCATACGGTAGGCTAGTAATAGATGTCAACTCTTGTTGCAAGTCTTCTGGAGCTTGCCTTAAAGCCACAGCAATACTCTGTGTTAATTCAGATGTAATCCGCATAGGCTTCACTGCTTCTTTACCTTGTGTAACCAGCACAACGCGGTCAGTCGCTGTAAACTTTAGAGTTGCTGCATCCAAAGCATGGAACGTTCGATTCTCCAGGATGACGTACTCTGCAGCCGTCTTGTAGATGTCTCCATACCGCATGACTGCTTTTGCTATGTCTCTACAGACCTGCGGTTCGCTGTGAATACTGTATTCAATCTGGACTAACTGACGGATCAACTTGAATGTCTGTCCGCCGTGAGCGAATGTGAATAGAACAGGTGAGCCGGACAACAGGTACATGATTCCGCAAGCCTCTCCCCCTCGGTGCGCAGGCTCTGTAGGGTCTAAGGTTTTAACTTTATCCCAAGCAGCTCTGTTATCCAACACTTGCTGCACTGTAACAGTGTTTCCGTCTTCTAAGCGCAACTCGAAATCGCCAAGCAAGGTGCCGCGACTAGAGGCTCTAACAGTGTGTTCTGCTCGAATGTGCGCTTCTTGTTCAGGTACGCCAGAGGCAGTTAATCTAGCTTCTACCTTCACAATCTCCTTAGCCTCCCATTCCAAGCGCTTCGCGTCTGCCATTGGCTTTGCTTTGTCTAAAGCCTGTACTTTTAGTGCCTCGGCTTTAGCCTTGTCCTCAAGTGATAGCGCGGTGATCGTTTTGCTGTCGAACCAAATCTCGCCTCCAAGGTTCACTGGTGCTGGTCTGTCCTGGTAGAGTGGGGCCTCGCACACAGCCCCGCCGATGAAGTCCAACCTGGCGTCTTCGAACATGGCGGCGTCAAACAAGCCGCGCTTCAAACAGCTACCGCTGGCGCTTAGCTTGATGTAACCAAGCCCGTTGAGCCAGCACAGGTCAGACAGGAGTTCTCCAAAACGTGGAAGATCAGAGGCGTCAAGGACAGGGATGTAGAATCGTTGCCCTTTCAAACCCTGGCGCAATCCGTCAGACGAGTAGATATAACTAGAGCCAGAACACCACCAAACACAGATAGCCGTCTTCAGTGCAGGCACCAAGGACACTAACTGTGTGTACAGCTGGTCTTGTGTGAGTGTTGGCCCATGCGGATCGTAATCAAGGATCATTAACCCAGGGCCAGACGGAAGTTTGAAGTTCTCCTTTGTTCGGGCAAGTGCTCCAATTGCAGCTATGCTCTTAGTTGTCAGCGGCCCAGTCAAAGAGCCGTTAGACGGTACAGAGGCACTTAGCGCTTGGTCTATCCCTATTGACTCTAGCAAGCTGATGAGACCGGCAGCGTCTGTAAACGAGTGTTGCATGTATGTCCCTTCGCACATATTGCCAGCCACCTCTTTGGTGAGTTCGTTGTTGATTAGTTTGAATACCTTCCCTAAAACTTTGGGCTTAGTTGATGTGAATACTGTGGCAGACGCTACAGGCGTGGTACAATTAGCTTGCATGTGAGAATCCGGTTAGGTTAAAGGCGCTCCGAGTCGTGGTTGACTCGGAGCGTTTTGCTTTCAGGCAGCAAATTCTAACATGTTCCGGGGGATTTTGGGAGAAATAATTAAAATAAATTTCCCTCCACCAATCTCAATTAATTTCAGTTTTCATAATTTCACCCCTTTATATAACGCATACTTTTTTACCGCCCCATACATCACCATCTGGTTGTATCACGACAGACTTGTATTTGTCAGTTGATAATAATTTTGCTTTGTGTTTTTTGGCCGTTGGCAATGCCCATGATTCGGCTTTTTTGCTTGTGGCTATTATGTGTCCTCCGCCCCATAAAAAAACGAGTATTTGGTATTTCATAATCCGCACTCTTTCAAAAATTGATCTTTGTTTACACCGCACTGAACCTTGCTGCCTACTGTAATACGGTCTGTCATTTCTGCAACCTTTCATCAATAAAAGCATCCAACAAACCACCACTGTAGCACTGTGTTCCGATCATCACATTATTTTTGGGGTTGTTTACCACAGTAACAATACCATCACTCCAGTGCTGATCCCGCAACCAACGGTAGCGCAGTGCATCGAGCTTATCATCGTCACTGGGAGGTTGCGCAGCTGTTTCTGTTGCCGAGACACACTCTTCCAACTCATTTCGGATTAACTGTTCAATCAGCGGTTGCAGCTTATCCATCAAAACCTCTGGCCTTGTATCCTTCTGCAAGTCCTTCGTCGTTGCCATGTCTGGATAGGCTTTCTCCAGTTTGACCAAGTGTTTACTAAGACTGTTGATGCGATCTTCCAAATACGCAATACGACTGCTGTGCCCTGCAACCGCATCGTTAATCTGACCTTGTAGCCAGTACTGCATAACGTCCGTTAAATTGTTCATGTTAATTTCCTTTCAAGGTTTCCAAAAAGTGCATCTACTTCCCACGGTGGCCTATCCAACTCAACTGTCCTAACAACACAGTTTCTCTTGTTTGCAATCCTTTCTTGTTTAATTAATGCCCTCTCCCGTTGATGTTCAGCACCTCTGACAACAGATATACCCTCCATACAGTGATGCCTTGTGTCCTACGAGTGTAGACCAGGGCGCTTATGTCTCCTATACGTTCTATGTGGATGTTCACTTCACTACCTTGTAAGCTGTGATGTTGCCGTGTTTGGGTGGGTTGGGTGGGTTGGTGTTCGCCCGGTGTAGATAGGCTGCAGAACAAAGGCCCTTGTTGCCGTCGTCAAAGACTACCTCCACAAGTACATCTCCTGCCACCGGACACTCTCCCCCTGCCCAGGGTGTGAAGCCTTCCAGATCAGGCACCTTCGGTTGCGGAGTTTCAACCACTCGATAGGCGATGATGTCCTTGTCAGAGTCTCTGTGCAACCGCCAGCTGTAATTACCAGCGAGGCAGGTGCTTGCTGTACCTCCCCGTAGCAAAACATCAACGTTGGTATCCGACTCAACGGGGCACTCCCCACCAGCCCAAAGTGTGAAGCCTTCTGGCACTCCGACACTAGCCTGCAACGCCTCACTCACACCGGGCTTCATGACTAAGTCCATTGTGTTTGCCATCATCTTCTCACTGTGACGAATTGAGTCACGTACCAGTGTGTTGTATTCGGCCTCGTAATGCTTGAGCCGTGCTACCTCCTTTCGTAGACGGTCAAGCTCTCTGGACATTGCCAAAATTTCTTCAGCAAAAGTTACTACATTCATATGTTTTCTCCTTCAATCGCACCTTTCGCAAGGCTCACAACATACTCCATACTGGACGTGTCGTAAGGACTCATTTCAGCAATAGTTTTCAGTACCTCCTTCATATTAGATCTAACCTTACCCACTGCAATTCGCAGCTCGGGTTTGAAAGCATCCCGTTCGCTCATCGGAGCTTGCTTCCACTCTCCATAACCGGACAGTACAGCATCGACGTACTGTCGGTCGAGTGACGGATGCTCAATCACGACACAATCCTGACCACAATCCCGCCTGTACATACCCGCAGATCGCCGCATCTTTTCAACGTCATCGAAAAAATCGACACCAAGGCAAGATTGCTTCTCTGTGTCAATTACTACGCAAAACGGTTTTGTCATTTCTCTTCCCCTTTACACGTTGCATCAAACTGCGTCTTCATCTCTTCTGCTGTACCCTCACTCCCCACGTAACCCCAACAGTGATCACAACTAATAAACCCTCCATGTTCGTCAAACACCTCAGTCACAATTCCATAGACCTCACCGTTGATGATAGCGTTGTACTGCTCCAGG